GCGTGCTGGAAGCCAAGCTCACCAAGATGATGCCCGAAGATGTGCCCCACCTTGCGCGTGGCCCCATCCAGCTGCAAGGCCAGATGCTGATCACCGGCCACAAGTGGGGCGCGGTCTGCGTGCTTTACCAAGGCATTGAGTTGCGCGTGTTCCTGTTCGCCCCGCACAGCGAGACACAAAAAGCGATCATCAAAGCTGTGCTGTCCTTTGAGCACAAGCTGCAGACCTACCGAGACAGCGGTGCCATCGACTGGTACCCGCCTGAGACAAGCAAGGAGATGGATCGCATGTACCCGCAGGCCGTGGCCAAGGAAGAGATATCCCTTGACATGCAGGCCGAGCGCTTGGCCGAGCAGCTGCTGGCTGCCAAGTCTGTGGTCAGAGAAGCCGAGGCCTCAATCGACAACGCTGAGAAACAGATCAAGGAGCTGATGGGGCAGGCCGAGCGTGGCCGAGCTGGCCGCTTTGTAATCAACTGGCCCATGCGCAACTACAAGGCGGCAGCCGAGCGCTTGGTGCCGGCCAAGGAAGCCTACTCTGTGCGCCAGTCCACGCTGACCATCAAGGAGCAGTCTTGAACCTGCAAGGCAGGCCAGACATGCAGCAGGCCTTTGACGATGCTGTCGTGGCCATGCTCAATGCCACCGACTGCACCGAGCCACAAGCCGAGGCCTTTGTTGAGGCCATGGCCAACCTGATTTTTACCACCATGCAAACCTACTTAACTGAGAGAGAACCAAATGGAACTAACCACCACTAACCGGGGCTTTGCGCCAGCCACCCTCACCGAGGCCATTCAATTCAGCGACATGCTGGCCAGCTCCAGCATGGTGCCTAAAGCCTACCAAGGCAAGCCCCAAGACATTCTGGTCTGCGTGCAGTGGGGCTATGAGATGGGGCTGGCACCCATGCAGGCGCTGCAGAACATCGCGGTAATCAACGGCAAGCCAAGCGTGTACGGCGATGCAATGATGGCGCTGGTGCAGGCCAGCTCTGTCTGCGAAGACGTTGAAGAGTTCTTTGAGAACGAAAGCACGCCCAACCCAGTGGCAGTTTGCATTGCCAAGCGAAAAAATCGCAAGCCGGTTGTTGCCAAGTTCAGCGTTGAAGATGCCAAGCGAGCTGGCCTGTGGGCCAAGCAAGGACCATGGTCGGCATACCCCAAGCGCATGATGCAGATGCGAGCTCGCGGCTTTGCGCTGCGCGATGCCTTCCCTGATGTGCTCAAGGGCTTGATCAGCGCCGAGGAAGCACAGGACTATCCTGATGAGGCCAAGCCCCAGCCCGTGGCCAAGCCAGCCAACCCGTTGGATCTGGTGGCCAAGCCAGTCGTGGCCAGCGAGCCAGACATCATTGACGCTGAGCTGGTTGACAGGGTTAAGCCAGAGCTTGCCGAGATTGCGCAGCCACCTGATGACAGCGCTGAGCCAGTTGGGTTTGCTTTGCTGGTGCCCGGCAAAGAGGAGCCATTCTCATTGCATCAACAGTTGGATGAGTGGCAAGATGCCTACGAAGATCTGGCCGACAAAACAGCTAGAGCTGGCAAGCGGCCTGCGCGTGAGCGCATGACCGCTTTGAAAGAACTACGCTTGGCCAACGAAGACACCATCGGACGCATTGACCAAGTCAAGCGGATCAGGCACACAGCTAACTACACCCTGCGCATCAAAGCGCTGGGCGCAGCTCAGTGATCAAGCCACCAAGCCCGGCAGGTAGGTTGTCTTGCCTGCTACCTTGGTGGCTGTCAGCTCTTGATTGCGGAGATCGGCTGGGTTATATGCGACATGCACCCAGCCGCTGTCTGGAATGCCGGGTGTGTAGAACTCAAGGATGAGCTGTGTGTAGTCAAGGTTGTCCATGATCCACTGCGCCAGCTCTGCATTGGCCACGCCGGGTATCTCAATGTCAGCAGCCATGCCACGGGTATGGTCTGATGGCTTAGCGCCTTGCACACCACCAGCCGCAGCATTGACAGCCAAGGAGCGAAACCCAGAGTTCACCTTCACGCCTTTACCAAAATGATCACGCACTGGCTGCAATACTTTTTCGCAAAGCAGACGCAGGGCTTCAGTCTCGGCGGCTCCGGGGGAGTTGTCCAGATCATGGCGCAGGGCAATGTCTGACTTTGTGAGTTCGTGCAGGGAAAAATTTGCGGTCAGGTTCATGGTTTCCTTTCAGTTGTTGGCCAAGCATTTGTCAGGGTTCTTGCGTCAGAGGCGTGTCCATCAGCTTTTGCCGCCAGCTCTTCAAGAGCTGTAGCACACTGTTCGAATACGTCTGCGGCGGTGGCGGCGTAGCTTCTTGCGGAGCTACAGGTAGCTGTGGGCAAAGCGCTGGTGGCGGTGTTGATCTGGTTGCGCAGCCCGTCGCGCTCAACGCGAATAGCAGCAGCAGCGGCAGCATTTTCTTGCGCACGTTTGGTTGCCTGTTGTAGTGCAGCATCTTTCTTCCTTTGCATTTGGGTGGTGTCTTCCATGGCCTGCGCAGTGGCAGCAGCCACAGCAGCCGAGTTGGCTGCCTCAATCTCTGCGATCTGCGCATCCTTGCGCCAACCCTGCACAGCAAAGCCAGAGGCGAAGGCAGCAGCCAGCATGACCGCAGCCAGCGCCAGCTTAAGCATCGCTCATCTTTCCTCGGATGTAAGCAGTCGCGGCCATGAAGGCGACCACGATGGTGCCCATGGCAGCAGCAAAGGTTGTGGCCAAGCCCATCACCAGCTGCACCCGCGAGTCAGCAATGAATGGGACACACAAGAACATGATGGTCACAAACGGCAGTCCCATGGCAACCCATGCCATGACGCGCTGCTGGTCGGCCAGCTTGTCCATGTTCTCTATCTGCATGATCCGCTCGCTCTTGGCCAGCTCGTCGTCAGTTACAACGCCGTCGCCGTCTGTGTCAAACGCTGCGTATGTTGAATTCTTTTCTAGCTGCTTAGTCATCCTTGTTTCCTTTCCTTTGTTGCTGTTCCACTTGCTTTCTAAGCCGTTCCACCTTCTCTACTTGCACACTCACCTCATGCTTTGCTTCCAAGATATCAAGGTACAACATTGCACCAAGGGGCAGAATGAGCGCGGCAAAAACAACCAAAAGAATTGCAGCCACTATGTCTTCCCCCACCGATTTATCAGCAGGAGCCAGAGCCAAAGGTAAAGGAGGAATAGGGTAGTCACTACTACTGCTGCCAACTTTGCTTGCAGGTTTCTTTCCTCTTGCCGTAGTTGCCATGCCTCTTGCCGTTTCTTTGCTTCTTGCTTGAGTCTTGCTTTTGTCTGTTCCTCTTCAATCACTTCTTTCATTTCGTGGACAGCACTAAAAAGAGCGCCCATCTCAGGCGGCGACTGGTACACCATCGTCTCTCTTATCGTCACTTCCAGCGCTGCCATTTCTTGCATGGCCATGGTTCTCTTGAGCGCGGCCTCCATTAAATTTTGGTCAGGGTCGTAGACTGTTTTGCTCTTCTCTTCTTCTTCCCTTATGTGCGCAGCCAGTTGCTCTTGCAACTTAAAAAATTCTGTCAGGTTCTTAACGATGTCAACTTTGACTTGAGTTTCGTCAACAGCGACATAAGCAGACTTCTTGTTTTTTGCCACAGGCTTTGCAGCTTGGGGCTTTGGTTTGCTACCAAAGAACGCAAGAAGCTGAACCCAGAAGCCATGTGCCTGTTTACCAGCATCAATGATTTCTTCAGCCGTTGCTTTGATCTCAACAAAAGATTCTTTTGCAGAGCGATACAGCTCGCACCCAGCTTGGATCTGCTTGACCAGACCTGCCGCGAGCAGGCAAAGGCTGATCGGATCCACATCACAGCTTCAGCACCAACGTCAACAGCATGCCAATGATGGCCGCGCAGCTGCCGATCAAGATTTGCTCAATGCGTTTCAAGCGAGCGTTAATGCTGTCATAGCGAAACTCGCACACTTGCTCGTGGGTCTCAAGACGGGCTTCTGTTGGTGTCATGCTGGCCATCCTTGTGCAGTCACCACAGCAATCAAAGCAGGCACATCAGCAGCGCCAGCAATGGCAGTCACAAGCCTTGTGCATTCGGTAATTACCGCTGCCCTGTAAGTTACAGTGTCAGCAGAAATAGCCACATTGCGTTCTACCTTGCGAATCACCATCCAGTCAGACTGAAACAACAGCTTGTTGGCGGTGTCTTTAACTGTGGCAGTCCACTGGTGCTTGAGTCCATGCTGTGTGTATGGGTCACCTTGTTCGGGCGTGACTGTGATGTCTTCCAATTGTTTGGGATTGTCTACACCCCAATAGAAGCGGTCATCGTATGTGACTTGAGTGTCTGCCACCTCTGTGATGCCAACAGCGTTCTTCTCTGCAATGCTTGTTAGGCGTAGCCAGTTGGCAGGGTATGACGTTCCATCAATGGTGAATGGTGTGTCGAGTGGTAATGGGTTGCCGTTGAGTAAAAACATGTGTTACCTCGCAAGTGAATTTTTGAATGGGTTTTCGGCAAAGGCCATGTAGATGTAGGTTCCACCGCTGGCATTCATAGATGCATCTAATGTTCTGGCTTTAAATCCATTTGATAAAAAATCATAACCATAAGTTGGGACGTTTGCTTCTGCGCTTGATAGGTGTGGTTGCAAATGTGGAGTATTTAAGTTATATGTTCCTCTTGTTGAATCAAACAAAATCCAAGCATTAGAAACGTCTGTTCTTTTAGCCATCACAAATCTTGGCCTAAACCCTGTGAACACAAAAGGCCCATCAGCACTTCCATTGCCTGTGTATTTACCAAAGGCTGAATACCCTGCTACTGGGGCGAAGCAGTAGGCTACAAAAGTTGCACCACTTGTGTTCACATCAGCAGAACCCGAAGCGCCGCCGCCACCTACACTAAACACGCTTGATGTTGGTGCTGTGTTGTTCCATACTCCAGTAATTGTTATAAAAGCAGTGGTGCTGTTTAAAACTAATTCACCAGTAGCGCCAAGAGATGAGTGATAGACAGGCCAATCACTAACGGCACTACGCTTCTTAACAATAATCATTGAAGGAGAAACACCAAGGCCGTGACCTATTGTTGCACCAGCCGTATTGTTACCTGTATAAGTCACTATGCTAAAGCCTTGCGTAGCACCTGCACTTACAGTTGATGTAATAGAGCCGCTGGTGTTAGTTACTGTTGAGCCGCCAGCGTTCCATTGCCAAGCGACATAGGTGTACCCCGTGGCGTTAATTGTTACACCGTTTAAGGTAAACCCATTGCTATTAAACGCACTTACTCCGGGGTCTGTTGCTTCTGCATTGGTTAAATTAGAATACAGAATTTTATTTACGCCACGAACAGCGTCAAACAATCCATGATTTTCTGTAATGTTTCGGCTTTTACCCCAAACAAAATCTGGTTGAAATGAAACTCCGTTGACTGTGTTGGTAATGCTTTGTGTGCCACTGTTGCCGTTGTACAGCGTAGCCGCCATGTAATTAGCACCATTGCTAATAGTAGGTGCTGGTAGGTTCTGCGTGTTCAGTGCAACAAAGCCTGTTGGTGGTGTGTAGGTGAATGGGCGTTGACCAAAATTAATTGAGCCAGCAATTGTTCTTGCTATTCCCGCAGTAGACATACTAATTACTGGGCAATATGTTCCACTAATTGATGAGTAGGCAGTACCTTGAGACACATTGTTTTTATAAAATGTAATTGTTCCTCCATCCAAATCAAACGCAACTCCAATTACATCTCCGTTTGTCCAAGTTGCTCCGTAAGCAGTTTGACCAGCATTATTGTTTTTTAAACCATCTGCACCATAACCATATCCATTAAGAAGCAAATTAGCTGAACCAGTTGTTGCTGAAGTTGACGCATCTTGTACACCAATAATAAG